TTTTTTCATTTGTCCTAGTGATCTTGCGCAGAATGATTTTCTACGTTTAGCAGCTTTTGATCCAGGCTTCACTTTTCCTGTCACGGCTGTTTTTAGTTTAGAACCGGGATTCATTCTTCTGTAGGCTTTGACACCGGCCTTTGTCATGCCTGCTCCAGACTTTGTAGGTCTAAAGTTTTTTTTATTTCTAGCAGGCATAGGTTTTCTTTCTCTTCTCACACTATACCTCCCATACTCATTGATTTTCTTTTTGGTGCAAACGTTGAAGCCCTAGATGGTTTAGGACCTGTATTTGCTTTAGCTTGTTTTCTTGCGACGGCACCCGCACGTTGCCCTTTGCTCATCGCTCTTGCTTTTGCAATGGGCACGCATTTTGGATATTTTTTTCTTTTCTCTCCACCACTTCTTCCACATTTCGGGAAGGAACCATCTTTTCGCTTGTTCGCAATATCTACCCAATTTTCCTTTACCCATGATCGTAAACCTTTTTCGGCCATTATTTTTTCTTTTTGTTTTTAATTTTTTTAAGAAATTCTTTTTTCTTACTTAAACCTAGAGTGGGTTTTATACTTTTAATTGGCTTTGGTTGTCTTCTCATAATTATCTAATCTCGCATCCTTGACCTTTGATCAAGCCACCTTTCGCTTTTTTAGTTCTATTCTTTTTACCACCTGGTGTAACTTTACCTGAACATACTGCTGATGCGTACATATTAGCATAGGCGCTCGGGTACACCTTAAATTTACGCTTAGCGGCTGCTTTACCTTTTGGACAAAGCTTTGCCATATTAGAACCCTTTTTTAGCTAGTTTAGGGATACCTCTGATCAAGCCACCTTTTCTAGCACCTTGAATATCAAAACCTGTAGTGTTTCCTCTTACAGCTCTTTTAATTTTTTTAGAAGTTTTTGCTGATAGTTCAGGCATTATTTTTTTAGGTTTTTCACCCTTCAGTCTAGTGCTGTATTTTTTACCTTCAAAAGTAAATTCTTTTTTACCTGCTTTTCTAGCATCTCTGAAAGCTTTTCCTCTAGCACTTAATTTAGAACCTGTTGCTTTTTCGTATTGAGGTTTTGCTCCTGAATCTGCACCACCACCTTTACCTCCAGTGTTTTTTGCATACTCTCTTTCCTGCCTTGCAATTTTTTTAGCAACTTCTTTTTTCTTCATTGTAGAGTATTCTAGTTTACCTTTTTTAGTATCATCTCTAGTTGATCTAAAAGTTTTTTTCTTTTCTTTTCTAGCTTTACCAAATTGCTCACTAAAAGTTGGTGCAACTTTTTTTCTAACTTTATCGATAGTTTTTCTAAAGAATCCCGCTTTTTTCTTTTCAGCCATTATTTTCTAAGCTCCTTTACTATTCTTTTCTTTTCTGCTTTAAGATTTCTTTTACCTCTTTGAGTTCTTGCTCTTTCAGCATCAACTCTACCAAGTTCTTCAAGACGATTCATTCTTCTAGTGTTAGGTGGTGCAAATGATTTTTTAACTTTACCACCATCTTTAAACTTTCTACCATGGTATAAATTTTTAATTTGTTCCTTAGAAATATCACCCTTCATTATTTCTTTTAATTTTTGTTTACGATTTTCTTTTTTTATTTCTTTTAATGATTTTTTAACTTTACCACCATCTTTCATATAACCCATTTTATTTCTAACTTGAGTTGGTAATTTTGCTAGTCCAGGGTTTTTACTTTTGTCTACAGATTTTAAAGCTGAACCACCATCTTTAAATCTTTTCTTACCCTTCTTATTCATTTCAATAAGTTTTTTAATTCCAGGATAGTTTTTTATTTTACCTACACCACCTGCAATAATTTTTTTCTTACCAGAAACTTTTCCACCCTTAGCATACATCTTTCCACCTTTCATACCCATGTCAGGTGTATAGTATCCGTGTTGTTGTGCTTTTCTAGCAGCGCCTGCAATTTTTCCGCCTGCTTTGTACATAGGTCTTTGCATCATCATGCCACCACCCATTTTTCCAACTCTCGCTTTAGTGCCTCTAGGTTGAGTAACCTGTGAATTATATCTTGGATTCGCCATTTTTAAATCTCCTATTTTTTTCCATTTCGGAAAATTTGTGTTCCCTTTATACCATAAATACTCGCAACTACAAGTATCCATAAATTAGTAAACCAGCTCGGCAACTGTGAAAACATCTCAAAAAACATCTTTACCTTGTCCATCGCTGTTGGATCGTCCGAGACGACCGCCCAAGCCAACACCGCCACCGGCGTTGATAATATTATAAGAACTGCCTCGTCTTTCCAATCAGATTGACGAGCTTCTAATAATTTACCCTGGTAAGCTTCCTCACCTCGGGCTTGCTTTTCGGCATGCAAAAGCTGTGCTTCTGACATTGCCATCTTGGCCTTCTGCTTGTTAGCATAAATTTTACTACCAGCAGAAACGGCTAATCTAATTGCCGATAACCACATATTAGTACCAAGTTGCCTTTACAGGTTTTTTCTCAGGTCTAATTCTTCTAGTACCTTTTACGTCTACAGTTTGAGATTCATTAGGCATAGTTGTATCAATTTCAACTCCGCCCTTTGCAAAACCATCTTTGTTAATAAACATATCATGGTCTACATGAGTCATTCCTGCGTGACTAGTTTTATTTTTTTTCATAATGTCTCCTATTATAGATTATCTACGAGGACCTTTCAAGATTCTTACGTCCCTTTGTTTGAATCTATCATTCTCTATTTTCCCGTCAATACTCATTTGAGTTTTAGTTAGTGAAGTATCTGCCCGTAATTCAGCCAATTCTTCGTTTTGCTCCATCTTATCTCTTTGTAGGCTTTGGTTCATCATAGATTTCATTCTATCAAGGTCAATTCTCTCTTGACCTTCCATTCGTTTTCTTTGATCATCCATGGCTTTTAGATCGAGTTCTCTTGCTCTTAATTTAGCGATAGGGTCATTGCCAAATTCACCAATCGTTCTTTGCTCTTCCTTCATAAATTCAATCGTCATCTCTGCTTCAAGTTTAGCTTTTCTAGCTTCTATCTTCATAGTTATGTTTTGAATTATCGTTTGAGTCTGAGGGTTTTGAGCCATCATTGGATTCTGTTGCATAGTCTGTATTTGAACTATATCTTCTCTAAATTCTAATTCCACTTGTTCTTGTGCCATCAGAGCAATATGTTCAAAAATATTTTTCTCTAACGCAGCTAAAACCATCGGGTTATTTCTAGCCATATTCGTTCCCATGAATGCCATGTGTGTATCGATATGGGCTCTATGATCTTGGCCCGGGAATGCTTGAAAAGGTTTACCTGACATTGCCATAATATTTTCTGTAGCAGGATCTGTTGGTACAGGTGGCTGTGGTGGAGGTAAAATTAAATTTACGTTCTTAACACCAATCGCTTGATACATACTTTTATAGGCTTCGTATAAATTATGCATAGCAGGATTAGATTGTGCTAATTGTAATTCTGTTTGTGCAATAGATATTCTCTGAGCCTGTGAAAATATATTTGGATCGGCTACAGGAACAATATCAACTTTGTCATCAAAGTCTTGCAGTTTAATATTTCTTTGAGCACCTACAACATCATAAGGATATTCAGGTGGTAGATAAGTTTTAAAACAATCTGCTAATAATTTAAATTCGTGTTTTAATCCAACATATAATCTTTTGTGGATCGCAGACATTACACGTGAACCTCTTTCAAGTAATGCAACTGTTGTACCAACCGCAGCACCTTGATTACCATCACCCACACTCATGTCGGATATAGCAGCGAATCTTTGACCTGCGTTCACTACAATACCCATCAATTGTAATAATGTTGCTGATGGTTCTTTGAAAGGTAAAGTCATAAATGCATCTTTGATGTTTCCACCTGGTGCATCGACATCTCGGAACTCGCCTGGCTGAATTGATTGAGCCTGATCAGAAATACGAATTCCACGTTGTTTAAATCCTGCGGGCAAATTAGAGAGGGTACCCGCATCCAATAATTGACGTAGCGCTTGAGTCGCTGTTCTAGACAAACCGCCAATCATGTGAATCAAACCAAAGCCATAAAATCCAAGTCCTGGAAGAAATTTAAAATGGACAAAGTATGATATCTTTTTCTTTAATGGATCATCAGCTTTGTAGTTTCGTTTGATTGCTAAAACTTTTCTTGAAGATGTATCAACAGTTACAAGATAAGGTAATTTAATTCCTGTTGTATCTCCTGTATCATCTCGATCTTCGAATCCTTCTAAATCTAAATTAACGTGACATTCAATTAGTTCAAATATACTTTCATCTCTTCCTGTTTTCTTAACGCCTTCAAGTTCTCTTTCTTTTTTAGTAACAGGATCATCTTCTAGATAACCAGGATTAATATCGATGTCTCTATAAAATCCTGCTAGCTGTTGTTTTCTTAAATCGTTTTCTGAAACTTTTACTTTGTGGATAACAGCTTCTGCTTCCTCTAATGACGTTGCAGTGTACGGCACGATTAAATCATCGGCAGGTACAAATTTCGAAACGGCTCTTTCTAAAAGATCATCATAGTAGACTTTCTTAAAGGAAGAGCCGGCAAGAGGGAGATAGAAAAGCATTTGGTCAAAGTCAGGTTCGTATTCCTGCATGACATCCATTAATTGATAATTCATAAAATTTTTAACACGCTCTGCTTGATCGTGTTTCTGTGGAGTAATGGCTCCTAAAATCTGAGTTCTGACAGGTCCGTCAGCGGGTAATAATTCTTTATACGCTCCTGCTTGAAACTGTGTTACGGCTTCGGCTAGTACAGGGTGCGTGGCTCCTGAAGCTCCTTCAAAAGGTTGTGATGGATTAACATATTTAAATCCTAAAAGATCTAAACCTTTACTGTAAGAATCTTCCCAATCTTTTCTTGATTGTTTGTACTCTGTGTAATTTGAATAAAGTTCAGAACCTAAATGATCTAAAACATCTTCAGGTAATAAGTCTGCTAAGTTTGCGTAGTGATCTCCCGTGCCTTCTTCATTCACGGCTCCTGGTTCAAAATTAATATCTACCGAACCATCTTCTTGTTCGATAACTTCAGGTTCCCCGGGCAGTGATTCTTCAATCGTTTCTTGTGCTTCTACGATTTCTTCTTCAGCCGGTAATTTAACTGTTTGCTCTACGTTGGGAAGAGCTTTGTCGATATTGTCTTCTGCCATTTAATTTCTCCAATCTTACTACTTTAACTTGTTTTAACGGAACATTCAACCCCTGTGGGTTAGGTCCTCTCAATGGTGGGATCGTTCGTGTTAATCGTTTAACCATAATAAACCCTTGGTTCTTTAGGTTTAATTTCCTCTTTTTCATCTTCAGGGTGCAGTAAAAATCCACCCTGTCTGAATCTCATTATTGCTTGAGTCATTGAATCCACGTAGTCATCGTGACTTCCATTTGGAAAAGCAGCGCACTCTTCAACAACTTCCTGTGCATATTGTTTATGCATAGGAGCCCACACTCTACCACTTTCAAAGAAAGGTGCAACTGTATTTACACGAACATGCTTATCGTTTCCTTTAGACGGAGTGTAATTGACAACGGGTATACCCATCCTTGACAGTTCATGAGTAAGCGGGATCCCTGATGCCTTAGCCTCGATTAAAACCATTTGAGGTCGCCAAAAGAGAAATGATTCATGAGCCACGCGTCTTAGCTCGGGGAACTCGTACCTATCTTTCTCAGCGTCTAATAATATTATATGCATCTGGTTTTCATCATCACGG